CATCTTCTTGAGTTCATTCTCCGTCCAGACAACAAACTGCCAGCCTTGCTTCTTACAAAACTCCTGAGCTTGCTTCCATTTTGACTGATTGATAATATAGGTAATCACAGCAGCCTTATGATTTCTTAGGCGTTTCGAAGGTGGTAAAGTTTCACGATATGGTTTGATTTCAATCATATAGGCTTGTCCTGATTTGCTCATGTAGACAAAATCAGGAAAATAACTATGGACTTTCTTGTCAATTGGATTTAAATAGGGAACAACTAAACCTTCACTGTTCCACCATTGAACGTTAGATGAAGTGTCAAAAAAGTTCATCACTCGTTTTTCCCAACTACTACGATAAATAACTGTAGTCGAGTTTCCTTTATACCTCTCAACATTTTTAGGGAAGAACTTTCCCTGACGAAATTTAGTTTTTCTCATGGCTTTAAATTCAAACTTAAGTTTTAGACCTTTAGCATCACCTTCAGGTACACCTGAAGTACTATCAAGGTATAATGCAATTCCACCAATTGGCGCTACTGTAACTGAAACAGTTGTCGAAACGAGTAATGAACGAAAAGGTACTACTGTATCGCCAGCACCTTCTTTTTCATCAGGATCTGTTGCGCTAGATAAACTTTTAGTTTATCCTCTTGTTCCTGTAGAAGCTCAAAAAATGTTTTTGAGAATGAAACTTTTTTCTGAAAGAAAAGCGAATCGCTCACCAGATACAACTATTTATTTACCTTTACCACTTGGCGCTCTTCGTGAAGAAACAGGTGTCAGCTGGGGTTATTCTGATTTGGGTATCTTTGGTCAATTTTTTAAAGGTGGAACAGAATGGGCTCTCGATGATAGTACAAGATATGAAGGTTTAGAAAAAACATTTAGTACAATGTTTAAGGAATCAGGCAAAGCTTTGAATACAGCACTTGAACGGTCAGTTTTAAATACGGACATGTTTGATGCACTCAAACAAGGTGCTGGTTTTCAAATAAAACCTGAATTTACTTTTATGTTTGAAGGTATTAACAAACTTCGTGATTTTCGTTTTGAATGGAAGTTTATACCAAGAAACGCTCAAGATGCTAAACGAATTGAAGTGATCTTTAAAGAAATTCAAAAAGCAAGCTTACCTACAGTATCGGCCATTTCAATGTATGATGAAGTCAAGAAATTTTTTGGTGCCGATCCAAATACAAGTCCACAAGTTCAACAAGGAGATGTTGTTCATGGTCAAGATTTTGATCATAAGCTGTATAGTTCAACTTTTATTATTCCTAAAGAAATTGAAATGTCTGTCTTTGAAAGAACAGGAAGTCAATATGAAGGAATCAATGATGACTTAGAACATATAGCTGATTTTCCAATACCTTTTGTTGTTTCTGATATCAGCATTCAGATGGGTGGTGAGGCAGCAGAAGCTGATGTATTTCTATATGATGAAGTGAGTGATGAATACTATTATAGTTCATATTATATCTTAGTTGGATTTACAGAGACTACTCATTATACTGCTGAAAATGTGAAGAGTTATAGAACATACGGAACAACAAACAGACAAGTGCCATGAGTGATTTAAATCAACAAGAAAAAAAAATTCAAACAGAAATTCTTATACTTGATAATCAAATCACTAAACTAAAAAATAAAGCAAAGGCAAATGGTGAAAATGTTGAAAGTGATTTACAGAACTTAGGTTCAGAAGGTACTAAATTGAGCGGTTTCAGTTCACCAGAGATTGTTCGATTGATTCGTAAAAGAAATGTTTTGTTAAATCAACTCAGTACACTTCAAAGCAGTAATGCGGGAGATCCTGAAAATTTACCATGGAGTCTCACATATCCAAAAGATTTAGGTCAAGTAGCTTATAAAAATAATTATATGAATATCACTTTTTGGGAACATCAAGTGGATCCAACTACGAATGATAAACTTGAAAAACAAATTTATCCAAGTATTCGTTTACCAATTTCACCAAGAATGTTCTACCAAAATTTGACAATTGACTATGAGAGAGCATCTCTTGGTCAATTACAAAATGTGATTTATGAAAATGCCCGTGAGTATGGTGTCACAAGTGATGGTTTATCACAGGCATTGGGACATGCAATGGATGAAACAAAAGCTTCTCAATTGCTTGAAGGTTTTGCCTATTCTCAATGGTTGCGAACAGATTTAGATGCAATCAAAGCAAGTTATTATGGTACAGGATTAGCTTACAATCCAAACAGTACTGCTCGTTTTCAGATGAATAGAGCCATCTATCGTGAGTTTCAACCTTCATGGACATTTGTTCCGAAAAGTGCCATTGATGCTCGAGTACTTTCAGATATAGTAAAAGCTTTGAAAAGAAATGGTTTGCCTTCAATACTCAATGCAGCAGTTGATAAAAGAGTGAATTATGCAAATCATTTTAAATATCCAAGACGAGTGAAAATTGAATTGTTTGTAAATGGTCGTTTGTTAAAAAAGACACAATTTCTACCAATGGTAATTAAAACAATTGACATTTCAAATAACGATAAAGTGTATGGTTCAGGATTTACTGATAGCGTTCCACTTTCAAAACAAGATGATGAAATATTTTTATCAGAAACAACAATTACTTGTATGCTTCAAGAGACTTCTGTTTTTACAAGTTCATCTGTAGACATGACAACTCAACTATAACGAATATGCATTTTTTTAAAGATTTTCCAAAAGAAAAATTCAATTATCAATTTAACAAAATTGTACAAATTGATATTACAACTCGAGTGAAGTTACTTGATTATGTAAAAAATAATCAAGATAGTTTATCAATCTTGAATTATGAAATTGAAAATGAAAAAAGACCTGAACAAATTTCTCTTGAGTTATACAATACAACAGATTATACCTGGACAATCTTAATTTTGAATGATGTTTATGACATTTATAATGATTGGGTAAAACCTCAACTTGTTCTTGAAAATGAATTGATTAAAAAATATGGTTCTCTTGAAGAATCAAATCGAGTTCCTGCTCATTACTATAGTGAATTTGGTTATGAGATTGGTAAATCATCAGTTTCACAGGTTCAAAACAATTTCAATGATCGAGAAAAAAATTATACATTACTTCATCAAACAGTTGGATTTCAAGATGAATACTCAATTACAGAATTAGGAGAATTGGAATATAAACAAGCTTCAAAAACACACAAAGGTAGAGTAATTGAAAATCGTGGACCTGTAACCGAAACAGTGTTTCAAAAAATGATGAGAGAAAATGATGAAAAAAAATGGATTCGTGTTTTTGATTCAAGAGTTATTTTCCGCATTCAATCTGAACTTAAATCTTTATTGGAACAATGAGAAGAGTTTTTGAAAAATCTTTAAGAAGTGAATTATATCCAGATATAGTTGGTGATTATGAATTAATCTCAATGATTCTTGAAAGCCCCAAAGTCTCTCAAGGTGAAGATAAAGAACCAATCTATAAGCAAGTTTCATTAGACCTCGTTTATACAAATTTTAGTATCTATGAGGACCTATTTTCAAATTGTTTATCTGGAACACTTTCAATTCTTGACGCAAATCATATTGCTGCCGATTTTCCTATTATAGGTGAAGAAAGTTTACAAGTTTGTTGGCGTTCTCTTGACACAAAAGTAGCAATTGAATTGCGATTTCGTGTAACTGGTATTTCTCCAATTGAAAGAGTAAATGATAATACAGTTGTTTATACTCTACAACTTATTTCTGAAGTTGCAATACAAAGTGAAAAACAAAAAATATCAAAGTCATTTCCAAAAGGACGTCTATCCGATGTTGTATCTTTTTTGTGTGAAAAGAAACTGAATTTAGTTGATGAAAATAAAGTTGAATACGTTCAACGAGGTGATTTTTATATCAAAGATAAGAGTGTAAAAAATAATTATTTTTTGATTGAAACAGATTCAGCACATATTGAAAAGTATATTGCGCCAAGTTTATCACCATTTCGTGTAATTAATAAACTTTGTAAAAGAAATATTTCACCCACCGGCTCACTTTTCTTTTTCTTTCAAGACATCAATCGTTTTCGTTTTGTAAGTTTGGAAGATTTATTCAAAAAAAGAAATCGTTCTGAACCAATCAAGAGAATTGTTTATATACCAAAAGATGCTCAACCTGATTTGAAAAATACAAGAGAACATTCTTGGAGTATTGTTTACGATTATAAAATTGTAAAACGATTTGATATCTTTAAGAATATGCACAGAGGCATGTATTCTTCTGAAGTTTCTTTTCTTGATATTGAAAAAAGAAAATTCAATACAAATTCTTATTATTATCAAGAAGATTCAAAAAATTCTTATCATATCAATAACTCAGGATATCTTCTGACAACAGAATATAGTGATATTCTTCATGAATTAGGTAATGAAGCCGCATCAACAGTTAACGAATTAGTTCCTTATCATACAGGAGACCGAGAGTCAAGAGATTATAGTGACCAACGAACTAACATGTATCAAAGACGTATGAGTATGCAAGCTCAACTTGATGCTCTAGTTATACAAGTTGAAATGGCAGGAGATACATCTGGTAGAATTACCATTGGTGATCTGATTTATTTTCATGTACCAAGAATGCAAAGATTAGAAGGTGATTTATATCTAACTGGAAATTATCTTGTAACAAAAATTCATCATCAAGTAAGTAATTCTGAAAAATATAAAATGACAATTGAAATGATTTCAGATACTTTGAATGTGGGTTATAAAATTAATCCAGATCGAAATGATGAGGATGATAACATATCAATACAAGTAAAACCAAAAGATGTTACTCTTGGTAAAGATCAAGATATTGTTCATACTTCCATTTTATCATCTGAAATCATTGATAACTACAATAAGAAAACAAGAGAAAGAAAAATGTTTCAGCAAATTATAACTGGTAAAAATGTGAAAATCAATGTTTGACCTCAATAAAGTAAACTTCGGACAAAATTTAGTTTGGTTTTTTGGTGTGGTTGAAAACCGCATGGACCCTAACTTCTTAGGTAGAATTCAAGTGAGATGTTATGGTCATCATACATCAAATCGTTTAGAGATTCCAACAGAAGACCTACCTTGGGCAATGGTGATGCAACCTGTCACCTCGGCTGCTCAGACAGATGTTGGTGAAAGTCCGACTGGAATTGTTGAAGGTTCTTGGGTGGTTGGATTTTTCATTGATGGTGAGGAAGCTCAACAACCTCTTGTGATTGGCACATTGGGTGGCTATGCCAACAAACCAGAAAAACTATCTGAAGATGAAGCCGATGATTGGCATGCCTATGGCTTCAAGGATGTTCGTGAAGAAGACCATCTCGCTGAAAGAGGTTTTCCATCACCACCGGTATCTGTTCGCAAGAAAACAGAATCTGGAGAACTAGGTGCTGAGATTGTTGAGAATCCATTTGTTCAAAGATACCCAAGAAAAGATTCACAAAACAAATCAACAGTTCCAAAACTCGCCAGAGGTGTTCGTGACCTGAATATCTTTTTGAATGAGGACACATCTTTCACAACCACAAAAGAAGAAAAGACAAAAGTTCTACAAGAACCAATGCTTTCAAAGATGTTGAATGAAAACGCAAGCATTCAAACATCAAAGCCAGGACTCAGCTACGCTCAACCCACATCTCCCTACAATGCTCAGTATCCGTTCAATCATGTTAAAGAGACGGAATCAGGTCATATTGTTGAGTTTGATGATACCCCTGGGGCAGAAAGAATCCACGAATACCATCGCTCTGGAACCTTCAGAGAGATACATCCAGACGGGACACTCGTTTCTCAGACAATGGATGAAAAATATGACCTGACTGAAGCAAGTAGTTACGAATATGCGAAGGGTGAAAAGTTTGAGACTTTCCGTAAAGGCATGTATACAATGATCAATGCTGGTCGTTTTGGTGGTGAAGATTACGAAGTGCGTGTCTGTGGTTCAGCAAATTATAATCTGACAGTTGAAGAAGGTGATATCAATGTCAAAACAACTACAGGTCAAATCAATCTGATCACATCTTCACTCAAATTACTTTCACCAAATGAAATCAAAACAGCATCACCTTATATTGAAGAAAGTGCTGGTGATTTAGTCTGTCGAGTTGAAAATGAACATCGTCATGATGTAGATGGCATGTATGTGTGTACTGCCGGCTACATCAATCAAAATGCAGCAATGAATTATAGTGTAAGTGCGGGTGACAATTACACTCTCGAAGCAGCACATACAGTGAAGATACATGCTGAAAATACATTTACAATGCCGCCGTTCTATGTTCCATGGCCTATTGGTGTCAAAGTTTCTACTGCTCATGGGCATATTGAAATGAATGCGATGGATGGAAATACAAGAATTTCAGCAAGAGGATTTGGTTGGGTGACTGATACTGGAAATTTTACAGTGACTTCATCATTACCCACATCAATTGCTTCTCTCATGCAATATCAGCCTTCTCCATTTCCTGGATTGTACCAACATATGAGTCATCCGGCGAGTATTATTAGTTCAACAATCACAGGTTATATCTACAATGAATCTTGGTTTGGTGATATTGTTTCAGATGCTAAATTTATGAATAGTGTTCGTATGAGAGCCACACCAAAAGGTATGGTTGAAGAAATGGGTGGTATGATTCTACATACAGCCACCTCTTCAGATATTATCAATATAGCTACACGAAACTTCTTTGTTGCTGCGGGTCAAGGTGTTTACACAAACTCAGGTTGGGGAACACATATTAATTCCGCTCAAGAAATTTTTGTAACTTCAGGAACAACAACAACGATGACATCTGTTGGACCTACAATGATTGCTTCAATAGGAGCAACTGTTCATTTAGGTTCACATGCCGCTCATGAACCAGCACTGAAAGGTCCTTCTTTCTTGAAAACATTTTTTGCTCATACACATCTGACACCTATGGGACCAACAACACCTGTAGATTTTGTTACAAACCCACAATTAGGATTATGGGCTGCTCAATCATTATGTTTAAAAACAATGGTATTTTAATATGGCTTTATCACCAGGAATTTTGATTCCACAGTTTGCTGAAATCTTTTCAACACCTGCGATTGATGGTTCAATTACAGGTATTCGTGTAGTCAATGCTATTACAAATTATCTAGCAACAGGACAAAATGCTGCGTTTGGAACTTATGTAACTTGGGCGTTTCCTTTCGCTCAAATGATGGAAGTTTTTAAAGTTCCAAAACCCATCCCTTCAATGTTTGCTCTCGATTTTACAGGAGCAGTAGTTCAAGGATTAGCAGGACTTTATACAGTTTTTCAACTCAATGCGATTCAAGCAGCCGGCCCTGTAATGTATCCTATGGTTGAACTTGCTGTCAATAAATATAATATCAATTCAATTCCTTTTGCCATTGAAATGGCAAATGCGGTTCACGCTCAAGCATCAAGTATTGTTATTACAGTAAGTGATCCAAAAACATTGGGATTCCCTTATCCAGGTCCATTTTTCTAAGAGGATTTTATGAGTGGTCAAATTGGACTTTCACAAAAAAAGAGAGTGCTTCAAACAAAAATATTACAAGCACCTCTCGTTGTACAAAATCTAAGAAAAAGAATTATTGAAAATGCTAATTTCTTAATCGAAGAAATGAAAGCTCATGATTTCAGTGAAGTATCTGAAATCATAAAAGCATGTACTGCTTTAGGAATACGAAGAGCCTATAAGAGAGGTCTACAGCATCCTGTAAACAGTGAAGGTGATATCAACAAATACATTTATCGTTTCAACATGTTAGGGGCTTTACCTTTTCAAGACCAAACAGAGCCTACAGGAAGTCAATGGGCTGCTCTCGTATTAGTTGAAGATAGTTACGCCACAACTCATACACAATCATATGCCATTATCAATGGTTATAGTTCCGGTCAAAATGCTTTATCAATTTTATTGAATTTATTTCCAGGCGCCCCTCTTACACAAGCAACATACGTTGGTACAGACCCTCTTGTAGATATAGCAATTGGTAATCAGACTTTTAGTGGAAATCCGAATGTAGTTCCACCTCCTTATTGGGATGATTTTACCGGTGGTGTTTTTCGTCTGACTGGTATTAATGTAGGTTCAGGTAGTGTAGTCAATCGTGATGCTGTAGCGAATTGGATTCATGCAAAACACGATTGGAGTTTTGACCAAAGGGCTCAATTTCCAGGAACAGATTTAGCAAATAAGATCAACGATATCTATATTACACCAAAAATGACTGCTTCTGGTGTAGGTGGTAAATTATATTGGCCAGGAGGTGGTGGTTTTGCTGAAAAAGCATTTAACTATTATGTTGATTCAAGTGACCGTAAAACACAAAGTATTATGGTTCAAGCCGTTTCAATTGATGGAACTCCTTTTGTTAAAGTAAATGGAACATCTGTTTCTTTTGCGACAAGCAGCACAGCAACTACTCCTAAACTTGAATTACCTTGGACTGCATTCATACCAAAATATCGTAAAGGTGGTAAAGATTCTGACCTACCCTGGCTACCTTACATGACCTGTGGCTTATTGAATAATATTCCTGATTCAGAGAATTGTGTATCATCAACAGATATCACAGCAGGTGCTTTAGAACGACCTGACTTAAATCTTCTTGTGCCTTATGGACAAAATCAGTATCCGTTTATGACACCAAATGCTGGATTCCCTTATTCAAAGAAAGTCAATCCAGAACCTAAACGAATTCGTATGGTCATTGATGGTTCACCAGTTGAATCTGAAGATGTAGTTATTCAAAATCGTTTTCGTCTTACAGGTTATACTGAATTTGATCCAGGAGATCCAGGTACAGGTGTAATTGAATTACCTCTGGGTGGTCCTGAGAATCCTACATATACTCCAGGTGATGGAGAAAATCCTGGGCCTGGTGATACTGTAATCATTGATGCGAATACAAAATTTGTTTTGATTCCTGGTGAAGATGATGACTTACTTTACATAGACCGAGAGGCTGTTGAATTGGCGTTTGGTGATGATAATGCAAATTATCCAGGGTTTAATTGGGAAGACAAATCACGTTCTGGTAGAATATTTTATGCTGGTCCTGTGATGTATCAGAGAGACCCTGTGACAGGAACGAATACTCTCTTCACAAAAGAACTTGCGGTGGGTAATGTAATTGAAGCAGAGTTTCCGGAACGGCAATGTGGTGGTACCTTCTATACAATTGGTACGGATACAATCTATTATCGTGGAACTTGGATGACTGAAAGATATTATGAAAATATGCGAGTAGTTATTGATGATGTTGAATACCGTTTTGTGAGTCAAACCAAATACGCAACTGAGCAAACAAAAACGTACTATGGTTATACTATTCGTTATAATGAAGAATATAAAGTTGACCGAACAAATAAAAGATTTATTGACGCAACTTTGAATCGAAAATTTGATCATCTAGCACTTTCAGGTGCGAACATTTATCCGGATCCAATTAATCAATATGTCGCTACTCTTGAAATTGATAACTTTACAAACGACCAAATGTTAGAATATTTTGAAGTTGGTGATTTAGTTACAATTGAAACACCAGCTGGTACTGAGTATTATCGTTTTCAGTCAATTAGTGGTGGTAAACTCAAAGGTCTTTGGCGAACAGATGGCTCAACAATTTTAAATGGTACTCAAGGTGCTACAATTCGTCGAGTAGTAAAGTATACAAGAGCATCACATACAAATGTTTCCGGTTTCACACCAGGCTTTCGTGTTTATCATGAAGTTGAATCAATCGCCAGCGACACAAGTATGGAAATTAAACCAGCATACACATATGGTGAATCTTTTGAGGGTTGGATTAATCGTGTTGGTTTTAACATTGAGTCAAAATCACCAACACCTGATATGCTCAACAGTGGTTTTGATACAGATGGTGTTGGTCAATTCCGTTTGTTCAGCACATCTTCAAATGTATACAAAGAAGATAGCCCTACATTCTTCATCAAAAAAGCTGCAACTGAGAGAGTGATTGTTTATAGCGGTACAGATTTTACACAAGCACCTGCTCATATGTCAGCAAAACCAGTTTCAAATGTTGTTGATGGTTTAGATAAATTCTTCACCTCAGAGGTTTATAATTATAATAAATTTCAAGCATTGCTCACAACCCAAGGCTTAGCTTATGGTGATTTAGTTTATCCTGAAAATTATGATGCGTTGGATTTTTATTTGAATGAAAAACATCCTGGTCAATTGAGTTTCACGGATGGAAATGATCCTTATATAACACTTGAAACAATCGAAAGAAGTTCGATCACAGAAACAGAAAAAACATATTCTCCTATTTCACATGGGTTTATTGAGGGTGATACTTTAACAATTCGTAAGGTAAAAGAGAAACCACATTTCTTCCGTGATGATCCTTATGGTGATTGTATCTCACATCGAGAGAGTACTGATTTATATGAATTTGATTACAATCATTGCGGTCTTGATATTGAAGTTGAAGAAGTTCTTTCACCTCACCGTTTCAAAGTTCTGAAAAATGGATTATCAGGTAATTCAAACTTGAATAAGTTTCTACATTCTTATGATGTAAACCCCAACCTTTATCTTACAGCAACAAACGGACCTCTTGTAGAATATTGGGCCAAATATTTCAAACATGTATTCATGGATGGAACTGTCAACGCAAATGGTATTATTCATTCCACTTCAACAGATGTAAGAACAATGAAATTTGGTGGAAAGGGAGATGCTTCTTCGTATTACGAGTTCAATTATAGTATGAATGCGAGTGAATTTAGTCATTATATTGGTTCAACACCAATTGAAATTGGTGTAAGTTCAACACACGTAACTCAGGTAAATAGTGTAGCTGAAAGTGATGACGGAACATTTATATTAAGTTTAGACGAACCACTTACTGCAGCACCACGATTACTTGATGCCTATTTCTTGCGTAATGTCGGGTTTGAATATGTTGAATTAATTGATAATCCAGAATATACATATTGAATTAGATTAGGAGAAAACATGACAACGACTGTTGTTGATCCATCAAAGTATATAAAAGGACTTACAAGTCAAAAAATAGGGGGCTGGGTTGTGTTGCGTCATGCTTGGCATGATAGTGGAAAAATATATGTAAGTGGAGATCTTGGTGGAGAAAATAGTGGTGGTATAAATGGTAATGGTTATAGCTTAAATCATACTGATGTTGACTTTGCTGTTTATGAAAGAATCGCTGGAAGTTCAGGGTCTGGAATAAAGAGAAATGTAGTTCCAATAAAAATAGCTGGAACAAGAAATGCAAGTGGTAATACTCCGGTTGTTTTAATTTTTGGTGTAGACCAACACATTCAACAAACTGATGGTCAACATGAATATAATATTGAAGCTTCGGGAAAAGATTCTCATGATGGCCCACATAGGTGTGATATTAAGTGGATACCTTCACCACCACCACCTTCAGGACCGATTGTTGTTCTTGAAAATAAGTCAGGACACTTTCTTTCAAATGGAGATGTAAAGCTTCATGTAAACATCTTTACAAATCCATGTTCTGGAGAAAATGCTAACGCAACACACATCATGACTTCTGTTGATGGTGGTGCTTGGGCAAACTCAAATACCTTTCCACACATTGAAACAATTTCAGGTATAGGCGACCATACATTCAAAGTGAAAGGCTGTGCGAATACACTTGTAGGTCAAGAAATCACTTATAAGTTTTCAATCGGAACAAATGACTGGTCAAATGTTCATATGACACCAGTCAAAACAATTCGTCATGTTGGTAAAAAAGGTAGTTTTGTAAACTTTTTTACAAATAATGCAATACCGACTCAACCATCACCTTCAAAAGGTTTTATAAACTTTGATGATGTTTTTGGTGGGGGTAATTGTTATTATTCAAACACTCGAATCTTGAACGCAAATACTCAAGAGATTGTTGGTGAAGGATCTTCAGCATATAGTTACACAAGATCGGGTTCTGCCATTGGTACTGCTTCTCAATCAATAGGAGGATGGGAATGGTTTGAAATCTATCCAAATAAAATTGTAGGAGAAATCGCACTAGGTTCTTCAACATATGATCCCGATTCAATATGGCTGAACATCGTTGATAAGACTGATAATACATCTTATGGTCATAGTTTTGCTCCACCAAACAGTCCATGGTTTTCTGATAGTTTTCGACAGCATGGTATGGGAAGTCATGAAGTTGAAATACCATATACTTTTAAAGATGGACACTCTTATGAAATGAAGATGTATGGTGACCATTGGACCGGAAGCCATTATCAAGGTTTGATTTCGGTGGGACCAGACGGTGGATCATATACTATAAGCAATTTATCAGTGAATACTTTCAAGTTAGAACCAAGGGCAACATCTGAGCAAACAGATGCTTCAAATACTTTCATTAACACATATTTTGGTGGAGAGCTTGATACAAATACATTCGTTAGGTTTAGTGATGTTTGTTATCGGCCAAAAGCAGATGCTTTAAATTATTTCAAAGCTACACGAACTCGAGATTTTGAAGTTCAATTATTAGCAATTAGTTATGATAAATTAGATATATGGGATGAATGTACAACTCCACTTCCAACGGTTCAAGAACAATCAATAGCAAGTTCACCTAACTCGGATGGAAAGTATGAATTTACACGAAGTGGTCTTTGGACGGATATGCGTGTAACGGAACTAATTCATCCAATACCAGACCAATTTTATAAAATTACAACTTCTCCAAATTCAACATCATATCCATCTTATGGATATTTGACTGCAGATACCACTGAAACTGTTTTAGTTAATCCAGATAGTGGTGATACAGAAATGAGAATTGATATTTTCAATAGTTGTGGAGGTGTTGTTACTCAAACATTCGATTTATTATATGTTGGTTCAACAGGAGGTACAGGCACAATTGGTCAGGGTCAAGGTCCTTCTGGGTCACAATCTACAATTTCAACTACAAGTAATTCAGGTAATAAACCAACTTACCATCGACTTATAGTTAACAGCACCAATCAGTAGAAACTATGAAAAAATATTTTAAGAAAATTATTGATATACCTAAAGAAAATTTAGGCACACTTACAGTTGTTTCACCTGAGCTTGTAATTAAAAAAGGGTTCAATGCTGCTACTGAATATGCTGACACATTGATGAAGATACCTGCAAAGGTATTTTATAATTATTTGGGTCATTGGTTGACACCTGATAATGGCTTAAAATCGGGAACTTATTCTGAGCCATACAGAGCAGATGAAGCAATTGAAGGTAGAGGTCTGAACATCGGTCCTTTTGGTTATGATAAATTATCATTAACTTACAATGACTTAACAAAAGCAAATGATAAAAGAATTTACAGCAATCCTGGATTTCCAAAAGGAGTCACTGTAAGAGAAGATGGTGGGACTCAAAATCTTTGGACTCCAGTATATAATTCACAATCACCAAACGGTAAAAATAGTGAACGAAATAGTAAATGGGCGGCTTCAAGATGGAGTTCATATGTCTATGAATGGGAAGGAAATTGGGGAAGCGCAACTGAAACTTATGAAACTGAAGTAACTTTTTCAGTTCAGTTAAAGATTGCAAATGAACGAGTTCCTGGAAGTCTTACTGGTGATTATAAACCAACAGGAGCTAAGATTCTTGTTTGGTGCGGTGATGGTAATGATTGGAATAAAAACAAAGATTCTGGTTCTTATTACAGTTATAATGGTAGTATCGATGATATGTCAGGAGGACGAAATGCTGGTAAAAATTTGATGAAATTTTACAATCAGTTTTGGTCTTCTGGAGAAATCTCCGCTCATAATGATGGTAAGTTTGACAGGACTTATACAGTTACAATTAAGAGACCTCCATTTAGTAAAGAAGTTATTTTCAATGGTGCTTTCTATGTGAGAGGCGGATCAATGTATATAGACCTTGTAGGTCAGATACCCAAACCCGGTATTCTTAATGCTCTAAATGGGATAGGTATTGGTCCTTTCTCACTTGACATCGGTGATAAAATTTGGGCAATTGTAATGTTTCCCATTTATATAATTGAAACAATTCTCAATTTGATTTTTGGTTCAAGTGAAAAATATCGAGGTTCTTGTGAGGCCTCTTTACATAAAATAGGAAGAATAACGCATACAATGGATTCAGTTGAGACAAAAGGTTATCCTGCTTATATGAATTGGGGATCAATGTCTGAGTGGAGTTATTTGTACAATCAATTTGAATATCCAACATTTGACCGCAACCCTTGCTTTCCATCACGAAATATATATGGTGGTTTTACAAAACCTTATTTTGATAACGAAGTAATTGAAAATGAATACTATTATAATTCACCATATAATGATATAAAGGCTGGTCGTAAATATAAATATTTTATACCCAACTTATTTCGCTTAACTTTTGAAACAAATCCGGGTGTCTTTCTTGAGAAATTAGCAACTCAACATGAGGGCAAACATCCACTTTCAAAATTTAATTTTCTCACAAAGTTACAACATCACACTACTTATTCAAATCCAACTACAGTTACTGATCCTTGGCAAATGAAGCCGTATTTTGATCAAATGATGTTCCCTACGAACTTTACTAATTGGAATGATTATATTGAAAATGGTTGGGGTGATAATGCTAAATCATCAAACCAAAGTTTTTTAAAAGAATTTATTCCATCTGCAACAAAAGTAGATAATGAAATAAGTGAAACAATGCCAGCAGAATATGCTTCTGTTTTCAATACATACCCTAAGATTGATGTAAATTCAATCAGTGAAATTAATAAGATTATTGGTGACCATAAAACAATCAGAGATATTCTGAGAGGCGATAAAGGTTATGAGTTAAATACATGGACTGATTTATGCAAATCATCAAATTTTGGAACACTTTCAAGTGATGATCCAAAAAATTTATCGTACAAAATTATTGAATTCATGTTATGGTATCTTGACCAAGATGGTATTGCTTATAAAACAAGAAACAGTGTAAAGGCATGTATTGATTATGAAATTGAATTAGATCGTATTATTGAAGATCAAAAGAATACTCCAGATACTGGTGATGATTTGGATGCGTATCATGTAATTGGAACTCAATTATATGACCGAGAATGTCTATGAGTGAAGAAGTAAAAAATAACCGAGAACAAATTCGTAAACATATTCAAAACTTAACAGATATTCGTGAAACTCTTGTTCTTTTATTGGATTTTATAGACAAACTGGAAGATAAATGTCTAAAAGAAAGAAAGCAATCGCAAAATGAAGAACAATGAAAAATATCCAATAGGAAGAGACCTTACACGATTTGGAAATAACCTTACTCAATCTGAATTAGATAATCCATCTCAACCGGGAACTTGGAAAAAAATTGATTGTTTGAGTGGATTACTCGGAGGTGTTGGTGACTTCTCCACAACAAATCGTAAATATCTTCAAGAGATGAAGAATCATCTTCTTTATGGTTTTGATGTTGCGATTACAGCACTTACCATACTAAACGCTCTACTTTTTTTTCTACCAAATTTTTTCAATTTAGTTGTAACTTATATCGCACAACTTGTTTACAATGCTTTAGATGCATATCTAAGATTAGGAATGCATTTATTGATTGTTCCTCCAAATTTTACAGATCGAAATCATAAAGGTTTTCCCACCACTTCATTACCAGAACAAGCAAAGAATGTTTATAAAAAGTTTTATGATACTTCAGACCCTTATCTTCCCTATAACGTTCCTTTTGAAGAAGGAATAGGTGACCAATTGCTTGAAGAAGGTAATAAGTATAAAAATAAGATTGAAAGCTTTATGCTCAAAAGGACACTTGATGGAACACAAACTTTAAATAGAAATTGGTTTGGTGGATCAAATGAGAATCTAACACTCAAATCAGATTTTAATGATTTTGAACAATCAATTAAAAATCTATCAAGACCTCTTGGTGTTTATGACGCAATCTTTTTATATTTTTCAATTGATTATAAAGGTGTGAATCTAAACACTTTTAATCAGTTTTTAGATTCATTAGCAAGTTTAGCAAATTTATTTCAACTTGAAAGCTTGGCTGGTTTACATGATGATTTTGATAGTCTTTGGCATCGCCCTTTACGACAAAAAATTAGTGTATTGGTAAATCAACAAATAACTGAGATACCAAAAGATAAAGACCTTAAAATACAAAGAGTTGATTCAAAAACAAGAAAACAAATTTATAAAGACAAAGCATTAGAAGAATTCGTAATCATTGAGGCTGATCCTTCTGACAATATACCAAAAGAAAGATATGAAAAACTCAAAGAATTTGTCGAAGATGAAATTCTACAAACAGAAGGTGTGTTGCTCGAAGGTCAAATGACTCAAGGTATGGAAGCTATTCTTACGATTGAAGAAGAACTTCGTAATAAAAGCTACATGTGGAAAATGAAGAAAGACAATTATGAAGATCAAAAGGTTCAGTATGCTTTTTATTTTTCAAAACATATGATTGCGGAAATGTTCAATGGTGTTGACTGGTCTGATCCTATATCTGTAAAAGGAGCTGCAACTGATTCAGGAATGTTGACTGATACGAAAGAATTATCAAAGAAAGAAGATTTCTCTGTTGGTCATGAAATGTCTGTTGTAAGAGAAGTTCTTGCTTTAATTGATCAAGTGGCAAGTTCTTATATTGGTGAAGAAGGTTCGGAAATAGAAGAAGTAGCATCAGCAAAATTAGTTGAGCAACTAAAAGAAAAAACAGAAGCCTTATCACAGACTTGGCGTAATACAGAGGACATTACCGATATCACACCACCTGAAATTAAGAATCAAAATAATTTAGATGCTCTCGAAGAGTATGAAAGAGATTTTGAAGAGTATAATGTATTACTGAGAAAAGAAGCTACTGATATCTATGAACGGCAAGTTTCAAAACTTACGGATGCGGTCAAAGAAAAGAAGCAACAATTGAGCATGATTAAGGATAAGATGAATCCAAATTATGTTCCACATAATTTGCTAAGTGAAACTGCTACGCAAATTGTTTATCATCACCGCAACTATAAACATTCAAATCGTAATTTATTCAACAACCATTTGAAAAACTTCTATCAAGAAAAGAATCATAAGAGTCTTTGGAGTTTTCTTGAAGATATTCATAATGGTTCAACACCAACAGAAATACCAAAATTTTTGCCAGCAGAATCATTTGTTTATGATTTTACAATTGAAAGGTCAGGGCTTTCTCTGAATCGTATTCAGCCAGGTATGTATGTTCATATCTATAGGAAAAAGCAAGGAGCAACTCCTAAATCAGGTGGATATTTTGAATTTGTAGGTGATGGTTTTGTTACTGATTCAAAGAATCTTTCTCAAAAAGAAGGTGGTGGTGAAGGTAATTGGTTAGGTATCAATTTCTCAGATTTGATTGGAACAACTACTCTAATCAAAGCATTACAGAGAAAAGTAAAAGCTTTTCAAAATATGTTTACACCAAATGATACCTTCTTGACAGAAATGATCAAGTTTTTAAGAAATATTCGTGAAAGAATTCTTGAGCTAATTGAAATCATTGATAGTATTCTCCGTTTGCTCAACTTGAGTATTGAATTTCCAGGAACAACTTACGGAAAATATGTCCGTGAAAATGATTCTGATTATGACCTTCTCGCATCAAATCTTACAAGCACTGCGGGTTATCCTGGAGGCCGACCAAAAAAGCCATTTAAGCCAAGCAACCATAGTACAATTCAATATTGGTTGAGAAGAATTGCTGAAATTGATCCCGCAGAAGCTGATTTGATTCGTATTGAAATTGATGCTGAATATAAACAGACAGTTGATAGCGAAGAAAGATTGAAGAAAGCTTCTCAAAATTCACAACAACCATCACTAGTTCCTGATACAGTTACACCATCTTATATTACTGAAGTTTTTGATAATGTTATTCAAGATTATGGGTTATCGCATTCAGTGTTTGAACAAGCGCAAAAAGTTAAAGAATTTATTCTGAATGAGTTAAATGTAATTGACACAGGAGAGGCGGCAGCTAATTTAGGAAGTGCCTTGTTTACAAATGTGAAAGACATGGAGTTTGTTGATGAAGAAGTTGCAAAGAAAAGTCGGCAGAATAATAAAATTAAATTATATAAAGCTGAATTATATTCTGCTCTCTATCAAATAGAAAGAACATTATCAAGTGAGTTTGGATTCTCAATGGTCTTTCTCAGTTATCTACCTAAAGGAAGAAGTTTTTATCCAGTTCGCTGGTTGGCAGAAGTATGGGGTTTGATTGATCAATTTGGTGCCCATCCAACAGCAGATCCAGAAGTAGATCATACTCTACCTGAATTAGACGTTGCTAAAATTGAAGAACTTTTAAAGCAACCAAATCAACAAGAAATGGAGGATACTTTATCAAAGACTTCAAAACAAACAAGTCCAATGGGTGGAGTTCCTCTGAAGCCCAATCCAATAATTCTTGACTGGGTTTCTCACCGTGTGACAGAATCAACCAACTTCACTTATATGGATCCAACATCAAATAGTCCTCTTTATTTTGAAGAAATTCCTGCTGGTGGTGATTTCAAGTTTCGTATCAAGAAACCACTTTCTCGCAATTTACATGGTGTTCGGTCAAAAGATGCATTACAGTTACCAGCCTATGAAACTCCAAATGATGTTTATATATTCTCCTATGAATTTGAGTTACAAGTTGAACTTGATTTAGCCATTGTTTCTGCTCTCAATTTAAGTATTAGAGAAATACCAAAGATAAATAAAATAGATATTCATGCAGGTGTATTTTACAAATCAGCAAGTTTTGATAATTATGAAAAAGCCTATGAGTTAAATGCCGAAACTGATAATGTTATGAATTTTGGAAATCGTAAGAAGAAAAAATTTAAATGTAATTTGGTTGGTATTCAAAAAGAACAAATTGAAAATCTACATCCTTATATACTGATTGGGTACTCTCCACCATCTGCTTTAGCTGCGGCTAAAAATAATGTACATACTGAGATAGATATGAGTAGTGTGACTTTTCGAATCATCAATAGTCAAATATATTTCTACAGATCTCGTTAGATAAATAATTATGTCAAAGTTTTCTGATATAGATTTAAAATTCATAGCTCATCCAAAAACAAAACGAGTAAATAACTTAGACGCCAAGACTGCTATTTTTCGTTCACTCAACCATATACTCTATACAAGAAAAGGTGAGCGATTATACAATCATGATTTTGGTGTGGGTATACAAGACTATGTTTTTGAAATGAATAATTTTGCTATACGAGATGCTTTGAAGTCTTCAATTCAAAATCAAATCAATCGCTTTGAAACAAGAGTGATTTTTGAAGACCTTGTAGTTGATGAACATTTACACACAATTGATATTTCAATTTATTTTCGATTGAAATCAGAACCACAAAGTTTGCTTGTTTTCGAAAAAACGCTAAAAAGAATAAGATAAATGGCAATCAACATACCATCAGAAAACATAAATGAACTTGATTTTAATGAAGTTCGTAAAAACCTTCTCACATTTGTCAAAAATAATTCAGAATTTAAAGATTATGATTTCGAGGCTTCGGGACTCAACTTTCTCGTTGACCTTCTTGCCTATAACACACAATACTCGGCTTACTATCTAAATCAAATAGCAAATGAAATGTTTTTAGATACAGCACAGAGAAGAAAGAATGCTGTATCAATTGCTAAACAGATGGGATATTTGACAAACTCAAAGAAGGCTGCGATTGCGAATATTACACTCCGAGTGACAGGTGCTACAAACTCTGGAACAATTACAATTCCAAGATACACTGTTTTTTATGGTAAGAGAATTGATGGTGAAACATTACCATTCTTAAGTTGGAATACAGTCAATCTAAATTCAACAAATAATTTTCGGCAAGATATTGATTTACTTCAAGGTCAATTCATCAAAGAAACAATTGTTGTTGATAATCTTCTTCTTGAAAAGAAATATAAATTACAATCTCCTGACATTGATATTTCAGAATTAGATGTCTTTGTAAAAAATCATCGTTATGATAATGAAAGAGTTAAATTCCTTCGTGTTCATGATATCACATTACTCAATCGAGAATCTGAAATATACTATCTTGAACAAGATTATGATGGCAAATATCAATTGGTTTTTGGTGATGGTATTTTAGGCAAGGCTGTCAAGAACAATCAAATCATTGAAGCTGAATATATTGTTTCATCTGGTGATGATGGAAATAATTGTACTTCTTTTGATATTGCTGATCGTAAACTTTTATCATCCACTTATATAGTTTCAACAAATCAATTTTCTTCACAAGGTCAACCTGCTGAAGACATTGAAACTATTCGTAATAATGCTCGTAAAATGTTTTTTAGTCAAAATCGAACAGTGACTGAAAAAGATTGTGAAATTTTAGTTCAAAAGTATTTTCCCTTTCTTGATTCAATTTCGGTTTGGGGTGGAGAAAAAAATACACCACCGATGTATGGAACAGTATATTGCTGTGCGAAACCAAAAGGCCGAAGTTTGCTCACTCAAAATGAAAAAGAATTTATTACTGAAAAACTAGAGCAATTAAATATTATTACAATTACACCAAAGATTATTGATCCTACCTATACTTATATAAAGTTAGATATTCAAGTAGTTTATAATTCAGTTCATTTAAATATTGATAACCCAACAATCATTGATTTAGTTAAAAAAGAAACTCTCAAATACACAAAAGAGCATTTACTAAAATTCAATCGATCTTTTCAATTGGCAAACTTAACAAATGTAATCAATGATGTAAATCCTCATTTTATGGGAACAACAGTAAAACCCTCAATCTATCAAAAAAGAAATATCCGTGTTGGTGTTGGTAGCTATTATCGAATCAATTTTAATAATAAAGTTCTAAAGGGTTCTCTGATTACAGAAAAATTTGTGTATCGTGATGCATTGAATAATCCTGTTCAAAATTGTTACATCAAAGAAAACTCTTCTTACTCTGCTCTTGATATAGTTTACACTCTGAGAGGAAAAACAGAAACTTTAAAAGCAAATATTGGAAAGATACATTATGAAAGTGGAGTCGTTGAGCTTGAAGCATTTGCTCCAGTTCAAATATTAGGAGGTTCAACAGAAATGTTTTTTGAAATGACTTCAGATGAATATCTTTTAGTTCCTACGAAAGAACAAATTTTCACTATTTCATTACAAGATATTTCAGTTACACCAAAACCATTTGTTGACAAGTTATCAACATCATCATCTTTAGAAAAAGCAAGTTTATTTGACTCATGACAACTCCTAAAGACCTAATTGAGGGCCAACTCCCGAGTTATTTTTTAGAGCAATATCCTCAGTTTACTAAATTTGTTCAAGAATATTATAATTTTCTTGAGTCAAACGTAGTAGTTCTGCAAGATAACCTAAGTTTGGAAGCGGGTGATATAATATACGGCTCACTATCAAAGGCAAAAGGTATTGTTAAGATTGTTACAGAGGACCGTGTCTACTTTGATTATGAAACGAAAGACAATTCATTTTATCAAAATGAACTTCTAGTCAATGGATTTACTGGTGAAATATATTTTACTCTTAAGTTGTTTAAAAATATATTTCAATATATGTCTGACATTGAAGAGAACAATGTCTATGAAACATCATATACTATTTTTCAAAAATATTTCAAAAGAAATATCACTCTTGACCACAGTATTTTTCGAAGATTAGATCCTAAAACTCTCACAAAAAGAATCTTAGATTATTATAAAAACCGTGGAACAGAAAATTCATATTACTGGTTCTTCCGTATATTTTTTGATGAAAGCATTGAATTATATTATCCTAAAGTAGATATTCTTAAGCTATCTGATAGTGGATATTATCGTGAAAATTTAATTGAAATCAACTTTCAAAGTAATGCTTCTCTGTTTACCGGAACACGAATTTACGGTAAAACATCAAAAGCCTCAGCAATTGCCCGTCAAGTAGTTTCAAAAACATATAAGGGTAAAGTACGAATCTATCTTGATTTAGTTTACATGAATGGTAGATTTGTTGATGGTGATCAAATTACTGCGTACAATACAATTACTTCAGAACCTGTTGTAGCTGGTAGTGTCAAAGAATCAATAGTTGATTTAGAAATCCTTGATGGAGGAATTGGTCATCAAGTGGGTGATCGTTTTTCTTTCAATGATGGTCGTGCTGAAATCACAAAAGTTAAAGAATATTCAATCACTAAAGTCAATGTAAACAATGTGGGCCTATGCTATAGTGTTGGAGATCCTGTTGTTTTTGATAATGCTTTTACAGGCGCTACCGCTTATGCGGAAGCTTATGTTGAAGAAATTGACATCAATAATACACTTACATCATATTTCAACAATCGTTTTAATATCTTAGCAAATCAAAGTGTTAGTCATTTTGCTAATGTGAATATGAATCAGCCTCTGTTCCCAGGTGCTGGTCAAAATGCTGGTGATTCGAGTATTGAAACAATTTTACCAGCAGGAATGTTTCCTACCTATGCAGTAGGTGGTATCAAATCAATTCGTTTTGAAAAATCAGGTCTCAATTATAATTTCGCACCTCCTACAAAAGTAATCAATCAGTTACCAGAAACTCAAAGTGTAATTGTTTTTGATGTTTATTTTAAATCAGATCCTGCTACACAAACAGAACTTGATAAACTGGATCCCGCAACCACTGTTGACATAGGTGAGGTAGTTGGTGGTATTGATGTATATCTTGATTCTGCCTTTTATGTTGAAGATGTTACAATACAAGGAGCATCAATCACAATCGGTGGTCTCACTTTTGGAAGTGAAGATTTTGTAGCAAAACGATTTGTAACAGGTAGGTCACAAACAGATTTAGAAAATAAACCAGCAGCATTTATGACATTTACAGATGCTGGTGGAAATACAGTTCGATTAGATGTTGAAGATACTGTAGGTATCCAACCTTTGAATAATACAGCAGAGGTTGAAAGTGTGCTGGGTGATGGTATTGCTGGATTTAAAATTCTTGAGCCAGGTCTTTCAGCAGAAGATTATCATCCAATTGTCTTCCGTGAACCAAGGCATTTGATCACTTTCAATGATCCAAAGATTCAACATGGTCTTGACGGAAGTCTTGGTTACATTTATGATGTTCATCATAATCCATATGAAGAATATAAAAATACACAAAGTCAATTATCTTGGGATAAGTATTTCTTTGACAATTACTACTATCAGTGGTATTCTTATGAGATTATTACAAAACTTCCCGCATCAAAAATTGAACCACTTTTATTAGATGAACTACATCCCGCAGGCTTCTTAGCATTTGTAAGAAACAAATTTGAAGATGAACTCAAACATCGTATTCAAACTTTTGAACTTCCAGAAATTGAAATTGAATCTCAAGGATATTGTACTTCTGTCATATATCCATATATGGAGCAGGAGTGGGAAAATTTTGGTGAGTTAACAATTTCTCAAATTCTACAAAAAGAAATTGAAACTGATTTGATGCATTATGAGAAAGTTGGAGTTGAAGAAAGAGTTGAAATTGATGTTGATGGAATTGCTAACATTTACGAAGCTTTCAAATATTATATTGATGATTCAGTGATACCTCCTGACATGTCCTTGGCAAGGTCACCATGGAGATATACATCAACTGATAAACATTTTGGTTCAGCCGCAGCAAGTGATCGACGAAGAGATATAGTTCAAAGAACAATCAAAGAAGAACAAATTCTGATCAGTGCTGTCGACAAATCATTCTTTGAATTTAATGAAATTGAACAAATTTGTAAGGTATTCAAAAGACATCATCATATTGATCCACATCTTGGTCTTGTTTATGATCCTGAATTTGCTACAGATGAAGAAATTGTAAAAGTAATGATGTATATGTATAGCAATGAATACAATACATATTTTGATCCAAAAAAACTCTTTGTCTCTTTGTCAGCATTTGAAATCAATCAATATAAAGATTTACTTGGAGATTATTACAAAAGAATAATCTCAGCTTTAGTTGAAGTATCCCCTGGTGTTTATAATTTAGAATGTGGAGTCAACAGAGAATTTAAAGATTCACGACCAAATTATCTAGACAATATAGTTGAGCCGCATATTTCAACAAATAACATGACTTATGATTTGTTGATGGCTGTTCAATCATTTTCAAAGTTGATCAATGTTGAGGATAAAGCAAACTGGATCGCTGAAACAATTGGCACAAGGTCTGGTCCGATTGATACATTTAAAGATAAGACAATTCATCAGCATCGTGTCGACTTAGCTGATATCAAAACATATGTTACAGGATCAAATCCTGGTGGTATGATTATCGCAAGAGATCCTTTTACAGCGGTAATCTCATCAGCAAATACACTTGGCGCCACCTTTGGTAACACATCAATTCATTTCGCAAATTCATTAGGTAATTGGACACAATCTGTTTATGCGGTATCTGCTGACTTAAGTTCAATTGATATACGTTTTAACACAACAAATATAACTTACGCATATACTCAAGCAACTGCTTTCATGCCAATTGTAACTGGTAACTCGGTTACAAAACAGGGTTCTTATCTTCCGACTGCTGAAATTTTCACAGAACGAGGATGGATGCAGTTTCAAGATTTGAGATATGGTATCAAGGTTGCTGAAGTAAGACCTGATGGTAAGGTTCGTTTTGCTGAACCTCTTGAAATTTATTCAACTCAATTTGAAGGAAATGTCTATAAGTATACAGACAATAATTTATTTTCAATTACTGTAATTTCAGAACAAGAATTAGCTCTACAAGATATAAGGAATACTTTATATAAAAAGAAAGCAAAGGATGTTAAACTCAATCGAACTTCTGATGGTATTGCTTTAGTTGATGATTTAGCAATCGCACACGGCGCACTTCCAATTGTAGGTAGTATACCTTTAAAAGGAAACGTTGAAGTTCATCAAAGTCGATATAGCGGACCTTTATTTTGTGTGAACTTGAATAACTATGAAGCTCATGCTAAAATGAAATTTAATGCTACTGATGTTGACATGGATGAACTTGAACTTCATTATATAATTGACAATTCATATACACTTCCTGAGATGAAGACCAATGAAAGTCGACGTATTAGTGTTTATAATGATCCAGTAACTGTTGAGATTGACCAACAGTTTATATTACCAATTGATATTGAACCGATTGTATTTGATTATGTAAATCCAAAAGGTCTTGCTCTACATGCGAATACCGCAAATCAAGCTAACTTCACTTTAACTTCTCGATACTTTGCTGATAAAACACGTGATTATACAATGGATCATTATCAGTGGGTTCGCAACCCTTATCCGGAGGTGGCACGGACCGAAATTTTTTTTTTGAACGCAGACCAGAAGTACGCCACAGGGGTTCCCTACGGCCTGGTGCCATCGATAGTGGCCTTGCCCAGAACAATGTCCCCGTCACTTGAACATGTTATTCTTGCACAGCCCAAAGTTACAATAGGTTTATTACAACAAAAAGAACAATTCGTGCCATATGGTACGGAAATCTTCCATCATTCAAATTCCAATACATATTTCTCTGAATTAGGTTTTGAATCATATCAATGGTCTGAAGTTGATGTGAATGAAACCTTCAAAGGTGCTCCTACAAATGTAACTGATATACCAGAATCGCTCTTGCTCGTTGAAACATATACAGATTACTGGGAAAATCTTGAATTATTTAATGAGTTTGGTAAACCCACACAACCAGTTGTAGTTCAAAATATTCAGTTGAATGTATCAAATACAACTGTTTCAATCAATGATACAGGTCAACTTGAATGGCAGAGAAATTACTCCGTACTTCAATTGAACCTTGAAGATACTGTAACAATTCTTGGATTTGAACAAATTGATAAAAATAAAATTTCTCAGTTATCATTTGAAACAGCAATACCTGCTCTCAAATTCGAAAACAATAAACCCGCAACATATTCAAAGGTCAACTTATATAATGTAGACCATTATGAACTACCTGAAGTGGTTGCCTTTACCGAATTACGAAGACTCAAACAATATGATCCAGATGATTATATAGGATTTGAAGCATTTGATTCAAATGTGGCAAATGATCCAAGAAACAGATCAAGTCAGTTAATCTCAACAGGATTCGTTAACGCTTTTCAAAGAAATGGTCAGCATGGGCGATTGAATATACCGATGGGCTTTAACTCTTTGTTTGCTGGGTTTGGTGATACAGATTCTTCTTTTGACCTGAACACTTTAGAATATCAGCCAGGTGAACTAATTGTTATACCTAAACTTGACTTTCTTAATATCACAAACATTGATACATTTAAGATGAATCCTTTGTTTGATGAAGAAGATTTTTATGTTTTAGGTGATTTGGTAGTCGATCCAAATATTGAAATCAATACTTATTTTGCTGCTGAAATAAACGTTCAAAATGCGGATGTAATTCATAAGCGAGAGTGGAAGTGGGATTTTACATATGATTTATATTCACGGCAAGAATACATCACAGAAGGATTTAAACTTGATGCGTCATCATCTGATGTTGTAATTGTAGATCAAGAACGTGAATTTGATATGATGATGGATGCTGGTATTTGGATGCCTGATAAATTTCTTTTAGAAAGAGAACTCATCAATCTTGAATATGGTTATGGTAATCGTAAAAGACCACCTCAAACATACGATGATTTACCATTGACTTTTGATGTGACTAAACATAAGATGGACGTGAACTATCGCCTTCCTCATAAAGGTGAAACATTCTGGGATCGAACAAACTTTGAAATCAAAGTTGAAATACCACTATATGAAAACTGGTATCATTGGGATTATGAACTTACAGCAAATAATGTTGATATAAGAGCCACACTGATTAGTGGTGGCCAATATCCAGAATTATCTTATGAAAGAATGGTAAAAGATACTGCAAATTCTGTGTATACAGTTTTAACTCCTACCTTTGAAGTCAACATATTAGACCGCTATTTGTTCTTTGATTACGACCAGAAAATCAAAAATGACTATCGTGACTGGACTAAAAAATATTTTGAGCCTTGGTTGAGCGCAAGGTCAAAAGATTGGTTAGGTGATTTGAATTACACTGCTCAAGCATTTTCTGAGCCAACAATTTATTTGGCGCCAATGGAAAAGAAGACGCCAATTGTTCATTATGTTGAAACTGTCAGAGAATCAAACACTGTATTCCTTGATGCGACTTCAATTGATGATGAAAGAATGGATGTAATTCATGTTGACTTTCATGTTGAAGATCGAAACATATATTTTCAAACAACAGATATTATTGCTCCTTGGGTTCGCACAAGAATTTATGATTGGTTTGATAGTAAGTTTGCTGAATACTTTGGTGATAAAATACCAACTGTCAAAGTTACAGTTGTTCCAACTATTTCAACAGATTTTACATACTCAAATATACCAACTTATGAAACTTCGACAACGCTTTATTTCCCCAACACAACATACTTAGAGGCAACTACAACAATCACACCACCTCATTTACAATTTAAGTCAAGACAAGTGATTCGTGACCGTAATCGTTTATTTGCTAAAGATCGAATTGTAACAACTTTCTGGTTGAATGACCAAATTCGTAACGCATTTATTCCTCAAGAGATTGTCGAGTATTACAAAGATGCTTTGCCCGGTGTTCAAGCAACACCTTTCCCTGTAATTTCTTACACAATGCCAATTGCGAATACACCAACATATAATTATTTCAATGACGGTACTGGTTTTGAATTTGACCAGATTATCTATCATCCGAATACTGTATTTTATGATTCAACATCATCTTTACATAAAGAAGATAACATAAAAATAGACCAAGCAATTGTGAATCGTAATACCACATTTGCTTTGATGGATGTTTATCATCATCGTTGGGGTAAACGATACATCAAAGAATTCATGAAAACTGCTATTCGTTTGAGAGATTGGGGTAAAGATACAATACCTTCAGCAACAGCAGTTCCCGAACCAAAAATTATCTATAAACCTCAATTATATTACCATTATCCCAATCAAACAGGTCAAAGAAATGTAGATGATAGTTTTGAAGGTTCGAATTTCTCAGAAGATGTGAGTGATTATTATATTCAAGATACAGTTGTGCCATTAGGTAATACAATCTTCATTGATGCCTCGGGGTATCTCAAGGAAGATAATGAAATTGAATCTGACTTCTTTGTTCAGGATAGTTTCTCCACATTTGGTCTGAGTGGTGTGATGGATTGGAGATGGTTCAATGTTCGTATTAAAGAATTCATGAAGAAGTTTATTATTCTAAGATATTGGGCAGAAGATACAATTCCTTCCGTAACTGTAATACCTCAACCTGAAATTGAATATTATCCTCAAATATATTTTCATTACGGACCAAATAGTAAAGATCAATATGTGGATGAAAACTTTGAAGGATCAAATTTCTCATGGGATGTAAGTGATTATTATATTCAAGAAACAATTGTTCCGATTGGTAATACAACTTATCTTGAATTGACAAGTGAAGGTTATGGTGAAACAAAAGTCAAAGAAGATGTGAATATCAAAAATAGTTTTGATGTGTTTGCTTTGAATAAAAAGATTACACCATTCCTAAACTATTTCATTTCGGGTGGACAAAAAGTTCAAAAGATTCAAGACTGGGGTGGTGAAGCAATACCTTCCGTAGTCGCAACATCTTTTCCAAATATAAATTATAGTCCTCAGTTATACGGCCATTACGACCAAGCAATTAGTCAGTTTGTTGATGATAGTCCAGATCATAAGGCACCTCAGCATGATATTCAACATTATTATAGCATTGAAACAACATTATATAGTAATACAGCACCGTTTGCTGATGTAACGGCAACTGCTGAGTATCCAAGGCTTGCTGTTCATACAGAGAAAGATTCATTTAGCCGACAAAAATTTCTTGCAAGAAGAGACCGTGTTTGGGGTTCTTACATGTATGATGAAATTATTGAAGATTATTTATTGACAACTTTACATGATTACAATCTTCAACATATGCCTCAGGTTCGTGCGGTCAGTATACCAAATATTATCTACAAACCTCAATTATATGGTCATTACGACCAAGCAATTAGTCAACATATCGATGATAGTCTAGAAGGTCTAATTCCTCGGCAAAGTATTCAAAAATATTTTAGTTCAGATTTTGTTTTACCAGATACAATTGGCACCACTTTATATATGTCAGGTGATGCTCAAATTGAATTCAATCAAATTTATACAGAGAAAGATCATATCTCAGACCGTTTCATTGTAAGAGCAAATGAAGTAATTGCGAATAAATTTGAACAGCGCATTGAAGATTATGAGAAATTTATTTTCGCAATACAGTATGGTGAAATTACAAGAACAGCAAAAACAAATACTTATGGTGAAGCAACAATTGTGATACCAAGAGAAATCACAAATCCTGAGCATTTAGAAAAACCGTATGCTTCACCCTTTCTTGAGAAAGCAGAAACAATTCTTACAGATACACCAACAAGCATGATTGATGCGGGTATCTATGCTGAGACAACAATCGTTGAGTATACTAAGTTTGATGACATGCGAGTTGATGAAACATTCTTAAATCTGAACAATGAAATTACAGATGAATTCTTAGATAAACCAATTACACATCGTGAACTGATCAAACAAACAAGAGCAGATTTACTTCGAGCGCATCATACTGTCGATGCTACGCCTTATTATACGTTCTCAATGTATAATGAGTTTGGTGAAGAAGGTCAACTAAAGGATATACTACAGACAAAACTCAAAGAAGTCACAACAACTTTATATAATGAAGCAGAATTTGTTGATGGAACTTTACATATTGACCGAGACTTTACTTTTGAATTTGAATATACTATTGATGTAAAAACTTCAGAGCAGGTTGTCGGTCTTGACCAACCAATCACTGAGCGAGGTTTAGGTAGATTGATCAATGACCGTTCTTGGAATTGGGACATAGTTGGTAAACTTTCTGAAAGCTTACATTCACCTGACCTTGAAACAATGGTCAATCAAGTCTTTGAGATGAAAGAAATTCGTTTCGATCTCGATTCAAACACTTCAATATCAACAACATATAATCTTGAAAATAATATTGAAACACCGTTCAATGTGTTCAGTGAACCATTAATAAATAACATAAATAGTAAGATGCTCAAAGGCGATGACATGTTGATTTCAAATTATTTTGATTCTTATTTGGATGTGGATATATATAAGATGCAGAGCAAACGTATTAAAGAAAGAAAAGTGAAAGATGGTAGAAAGAGATATTTGAATTCGAGTGCGAAGATTAATTCAATACGAACTGAAGGGTTCACTTGGAATATTAGTGATCTAAATAGCTTTAACACTAATTATGTTTCGTCAAATAATGATGGACGAATGAGTATAACTCATAACGTGAATGTCGCCGAAATTTTAGATGATTTTCGAGTTGTAAATGCTAATACAACTCACGCTGGTTTATATCATCAGTTATTAGATGTATGAGATTTTAATAAAATTTAAAAGGAGAAAAAGATGCCCGCATTAGTGCATACTACTTTTCGTGTTAGTAACGCAAAACAATTCAAAGAAAGTTTTGAAGAAAAAACTGAGCATGGTGTAGGTGGTTATATTCCAATGTCAATGATGTATATTGACCCAATTACATTGGAGCCAAGTTTAACAACTGACATCAATACACAAGCTAAAAAAGATGCTGTAAATGACATTCCATTCTACGCTTTAGATGATCAAATGTATTTGTTCATTGGCCGGGTATCTGCTTGGAATTCTCGAGATACTCCCGACGGTTCAATTGATCCAAACATCAACGAGAACAATCCTCCATACCCAGTTGATAGCATGAAAGATGCTCACTTCAATCACTGGGATGATATGATTGCTGCGAAGAAAGTATCAGCAAAAGAAGTCTCTCATGTAATCAAGCGAGAGCGTGCAGACGAAATCAAAGAAGGTGTCCGTAACTGGACCCGAGGTATGCGATATGATACCTATGATGACCGTGCTGACAATCTGTTTGATGATGATATTATGATTCACACTGTAAACGAAAGATTCCGTGTTTACAAGTGTATCAAGCAAGGTGTTGGTCGTTTCGTTACACTGCAAGATACTGCTTTTGCTGCCGGTGTAAGTGGTATTGATGCTGAATATCTTGATACGACTACTGATGCTACACAACCAATCATGTATCTATGGGACCATGCTTCATATCGTGAACCAAAAAATACAATCATGGAATCAGGTGTTTCTGAAGATTTCATGACTGTCGGTGGTGACTTCCAAGATGGTTATCAGTGGAAGTATTACTACACAATTGATGCGGGCGAAGCTTTGAAGTTTGTAACAACTTCTTATATTCCAGTTCGAACCATTCGCAAAGAAAATGGTTCAAGAGAAGATGATTTCTCTGATCAATGGAAAGTTGAAGAAGCATCACTACCTGGTGGAATTATGAACGTTCTTGTAGATAAAGTTCCAATTGAAGGAACAGACGGAACAGTTTATGGTTACGAATTGACTGGTGGTGGAGTTGGTTACATTAATGCTCACGTAGCAAATACCTCAGGACAAATTAACTGGGACGGTACCAACATGACATTTAAAGTTGGTCAAGGAGTCCAAGGAAAAACAAATGCTGCTACCGAAATGAGTCTAAGCGACACAACTCAACTTTGGCCTGAGCCTTTTGCAAAACATGCGAATCAACTCAATGATAATCAATTTAAGTTTGACATAGCGGGAACTCCTCTTGGAGATTTGTTTAATGGAGACCCTTCAGTTGCCGCAGTAGCAACTGAAGTTGACAACTTTCTTAAAAACTATGGTATTGTAATTACCGAATATCCTGGTGGCCCAGCTACTCCCGCCGAACGAGAAATTCTTAGTCGATATGTATTCCCAATTGAAAGTGCTGCTTTCAACGGCGGTGCTGGTAACGCTTCATTAGAATTGCAGATTAACGCAGATTGGATATCAGAAAGAATAAGAGATGCTGATTTTGGAGCTTCAACCATTGAAGGATTAGGGGCTGTTGGTAATCTCACTAACGAACCGATAGCATTTTCAATTCATCCAAAAGTAAACATTCAAACAAATCACCAAGCATCAACTGTTTGTGATCGAACTGATTCCTTTGAAGCTTATGCTATTTGTGAGCCTTTCTTTGATTGGGATGGAACTGGAGTAGGTGCTGTATATGGAGGACCAAAGTCTTACTGGCAAGGAAGTCTTGGTCGTGTAGTTGATGTACGTGTAGTAAATCCAGGTCGTTTCCATTATCGCATTGATGCTGCTTGGGTAGCACCTCAAGTTGATCCTTCAACTGCGGTAGGTTCTGCCGAAGCTTGGAATAGTCGTGTATGGGATTGGGCTACTGAGTTTGCGGGTGGAAAATTAGATGGTCATTCAGGTACTTTGATGACCTCAGTTTCTGGTAAAGCACTTGCAAATCCAAAAGTCTTTGCTTGTATTCCTCCTGTTGGTGGTCACGGATTTGATCCAGTTTCCGAATTTGGCGGATTCAATGTCATGATTAACGCTCGCTTTGAAGGAACAGAAGCTGACGAATTCACAGTTGGTAACGAATTCCGAAAGATTGGTATTCTGAAGAATCCTCTTTCTTATGCGAATACACAACCAGGTGCGGGTTATTCCGAAACTGCGGTAAGAAATGATTTGAATGCCCTTTGGATGGGTGATGGTGATTACACAAATCTGTTCCGTGGTTATAAAACAGACCAGTGCTATCGTATCAATCTTGCTGATGATAGTTTTAAAGTAGGTGATACATCGGGAGGCGCACCTTCATCAAATGTATTGTTCTTTGAACCAGATATGGAAGTTGCTTTCTATATGCATAAAGAACTTGCTGCAGCGCCAGATTGGGAATCATCAACTCGCTACAATGGCATAACGAAGAAGACATATACACATCCAGGTGCCGATACTGCTGCCCCAGCAAATGAACTTGGTCGCTCACAGCCAGCTAATCCTGCTACAGGTAATCATACCTCAAAGGGAGATTATATTGCTCGAGCTAAACTTGTTGACCATGATAAAATCAACAAGCGAATTCGTGTAATCAAACCACGTGATGACTTCTACACTGTTCTTCAAGGAACACCTTTTGATCCGCTGGCTCCTCCTGGAACACCAGCTGCTGTTCGTATTGAAGTTCGTTCAATTACACCTCACTCTGTAGAAGGTGACAATGTGTTTGCCGCTTCTCTTCAAACAGTAAACACTGCTGAAGAACCAGGTATGTTACCAGGTTCCGGACATATTCTGTATGTTGAGAATCGTTCAATGGTGTCTCGATCTCAGAACCAGACGGAAGATCTTAAGATCTCAATCCAGTTTTGAGTCATCTTTCGCTTTTTTAAGCGAGTTAGTGAACAACAGAAAAGCCAGCAACTTGACATTGCTGGCTTTTTTTAGGCCCTCACGTCCTTGCGAGGTTTTGTGCCAGTGTTTCGTTCTTTGATGTCCTTGCACTTTTCGCCATGTTCTCCGTGAAACCTTTTCATGTTTGAAGCACCACCCGTCACACCACATGTTGGGCATGTAAAGTCTGCTTGTCTTCCCGTCTTTCTTTTCTTAGCATTCCCGCAATTCTCACCATGATATCGTTTGAAATGATTTATACTACCCTCTGTTTTACACTTCAAGCATGATATTCTCGGTCTTTTTAGTCCAGTAAGCGACTCACTAATCTGAATCTTTTCATGTTCGGGCCTCGGATGATTGTAACCGCCACCCTCACCACCTTCAGTCATGTTATAGCCTTCACCGAGAAAAGTATTGTAATGAGCAATCCAATACTTTTCTAAACGATTTTTCTCATCCTTATCATAACATTGATCAATCTGTTCAATCTGAAAACGAAGAGGACCATGCTTGCGAATAGCTCGATGAAAGTGATATTCTGAGCCATGATTGGCAGAATTGATGTGGGCCTTCAACCGATCCTCAACACAAGGCTTATCTGTCCAGCCTATGTATAGCTTGTGATTGTTGAGATTTGTGACTTTATAAATGCGATATATAATAGTAGACATGACTCTTACTCGTTCTAAGGGTTGTGTTTAGAGGATGTCAGAGACTGCAATCTCTGACGTTCTTGTTTATTTAATAATATATATCAAATTTAGATCGATGACACCACAAGACTCAAGAAGACCAAATCCCCAAGAAAATTCAGATGCTTGGCAAAGGACAGGCGGTGAATTTGTCTCAGGCCCTCCGCCGGAAAAACCGTCGACGCCGGAAAAACCTTAGGAAAGATGTTGGTCAAGGACATAACCTTCGGGCATTATTTCACGAAGTTCTTTTTTATGTCTTCGGCTGTCGCAGAGTTTTTTGAAGGATTGAATAACGATGGTGCTTGTTGTGAATTTGAACCACCATGGGAAGAACGCATGGAATATACCAAGAACACCACCACCAATAAGGATTGAAGAATTAATAAAAGCAAACTTTCCATGTTGCCAGTATGTTTGAGGATTTTCAGTTTCTCTTACATGTTCAGTAAGTTTGTAAAAATCAATCATGATGTGACCACAGGTGCGCCATTGATGAATACACCACTCGCATTTACAGTAAGAATAGTTCCGCCTGCAATCACTTTGATTGTTTGAGCCTCGCCTAATTCACCAGCACCAGTAGCTCCACCACTTCCTAAAAGAATCGCAGAACCAAGAGCATCTCTTTCGAGCAATGGTTCAATTGCTGTTGTGAACATGTAAGGACCTTCTACATAACCATCATCAACGTAAGCAGAATATGCTTGCTGACCGACAGATTCACCAGTGACAACACCACCCGCTACAATATAGGCAGCAAATAGATTTGCTGTTTCAATATCAGTTGAAGTAACTACAGCAGCATCAATAACGGCTGAACCCGAAGTGAAAGCATTATCCACATAATCTTTAATACCTGCTGTAGTAGCGAGAGTGTTGTGATTTGTTGTGGTTGAAGTAATTGCTGTTGCGATATCATTTACAACTTGACCATTTTCAAGTCGAAGTGATTTGAATTGTGCTTCGAGAGAAACATCTGTAAGTAGATTGTAAACAGCATTTGCTGTGACTAATGTAGTATCATTGATTGTTGAGAAATCAGTTGCGATTGAATTGACAACAACATTCCCACCAGGACCCGCACCAGGAAATGAAATTGTATTTGCGGTAATTGGTAGAGCAGGAACAGAAGCAGTTGCTCCTGTGAGTAAATTATAGATACCAGTTGTTGTCGCAATTGTTGTATTGTTTGTATTTGCTGGATCAATCACATAAGTAATTGCGTTGACCGAATAACCAGCAAGAGTGAACAATGAATTTGCGCTAACAGATTCTACATTTCCTGAACCCAAGAATTTGTGAATCGCATTTGGTGTAGGTAATGTATGGTCATTGATTGTATCAATATCAAGAGCAATTGAATTGATTGTATTACCAGATAATGTAAATGTATTTGAAGAAATGTCACTGAAGGTAGTTACATTATTCGCAACAATATTATTTGAGAAGAATGTATTTGTTGAAACTTGGTCAAAAGTTCCAGTGTTTGCTTGAATGTTTAAAGTATAGTCACCACTTTGAAGATAATCCGAAACAGCAAGTGTTGTTGGTAATGTGTTACCAAGAATAATATCAAAATCATCTCGAATTGAATCAATTGTATGTCCCTGAATTTTTAAGCTAATTCCTTCTAATGTTCGAATATCATCATCAAGTCCACCTAGATAATCATTGATTGCTTTTGCTGTGACAAGTGTATCGTGGTCAAGTGTGTTAAAATTATTGGCAATCTTTGTGACTGCATGACCACCAAGAGTCAACTTGTTTAATTGTATAGTTGGTAACGGACCACCACCACCATTCAACCAATCAAAAATTGATTGAACTGTTGGTATTCTCGTATGGTCAACCACCCAAAAATCTTTGCTAATTTTTTGAACTGAATGACCACCCATTGTTAAAGAAGTTGTGTGTAAATTCAATTGATTAGCATGAGATCGAATACCTGACAAATAATCAATCATTGAATTTGCGGTGAACAATTGATCATAATCATCAGCAGGATCCATAAAATCTTGGATTACAGTTGAATACTTATATCCATCATCAAATTCAATTGAATTGACATTCAAGTCCAGACGAAGAGCAGAACCTCCTGTTAACAAATCATAAATTGCTTTACTTGTCACAAGAGAATTGTGATTGTTTGTGTTAAAATCTGTATAAATTTGATTTGCTGTAGCACCTCCCATTGACAACTCAGTCAAATCAACTTGTTCAAGAACTAATGAATTGGCTGAATTATATCTCGCTAAAGCACCAGGTGTTCCTGTTGAATTAGCAGTATTAATTTCACTTACAAGTTCATTGATTGTAATCAACCATTCATTGAACGTGTTTGCTGGGAAAAGTGGTTCTATATAGCTCATGTTTTTCCAATGATTTTCGTTTGAGTTGAAGGATTATATGTTTATTTATCATACTAAATACTATCTTTATAACCCTACCGACAAGGAGTAACATGTTCTTTATTCGTATCCTTGTTATGTCTGTGCTGACCGTTTTCTTGTTTATGCCTACCACCATTAATGCCGAACTTCATTCTGATACAGTATTAGGAAATGGAGAAGTTTATGTAGATATACAACGCAACATTACGAGAGGTGGTGCCCTTTATCCCATTTTTTATACATCAAAAAACGATTTATATGGCTATCCCATACATGTAATTTGCACTCTACGAGAAGTGCCATACAAAAAATTTCTTGTTCGCTTAAAACATCGTTATGACTTTAAAGATATCACTGTCTATGACGACCTGCGAGTTGTGATTTACGAAAATTGGTTTCCATATGATGTGAAAACAACATACCGAGAAGTCAAAGATTTTGAAATTCACGAATATTGCGAAATTTCCATGGTTACGAATGATGAACGAATGAAGTTCCCTCTTGTCGTTGAAATTCCCGATGAAACAACACCAATTGGAAATAAATTATTTTGGTTTACCAAGTGGTGATTACATGAGGTGAAGCATTCGGCGTTCTGCTGTCATATGCTCACCCTCGTCCGTACATCTTTCAAGATAAATCTTCGCAATGTGATCGGAGGGATCTTCGTTGATGACTTCTTGAAACGCCAATTCAGCACGAACAAAATCCCCTGACTGAAATGTGTCATAAGCCCGGTCAAAGAGAGGAAGCAATTTTTGCTTCCTTATGATCATTTCCTCTGTATAAACATCTAAAATTTGAAAAATATCGGTTTTTTCTTCTTTCCCTTTCACTGCCACACGGTCTATCAATCGGAGCCGGTAGCGAGACTCTGGGAGCTTCTGGACCGTATGTCCAGACAATAGCACCGGGCAATTATAATACTTCGTCAGAGCTTCGAGTCGAGAAGCAAGATTGACCGCATCTCCAATCACTGATGCTTCCATACGGTCATGTGTCCCTAATGTCCCAAGCATCAATCGTCCTGAGTTAATTCCAACACCAATCTTGATTGGATTTTGGTCATTCGCAATCAAATGATTATTGAACACTTGAAGTTTATGAATCATGTCGATCGAAGCATCAACCGCATCTGTAATTTCACGATGAAAAATCGCCATGATTGAATCACCAATGAACTTGTTCACAAAACCATGATTATGTTTCACAATTGGTGTCATATGATTCATGAAATCATTGATGAATTCAAAATTTTCTTCAGGTGTCATCTTCTCACTGATTGATGTGAAGTTGCGAATATCAGTGAAAAGAACTGCCATGTCATACGCTTTTTGTTGACCAAGTGTAATGTCAACAATACTTTTCTTTTTCAATAATAAATTTAATTCTTCTGGCACAAAACGAGCATAAGATTCTTTGAGTGCCAATTGTGTTGTCAAATAATCAGATTCTGTTTGTCGTATCTTGAGTGTTGCGGTCACACCTAATAAACAAATCAAACCACCTAATAAAAATTCTGAACTGGGTAAGGTATCAAAAGACACGTTGAATTTTAGAATCAAAATATATTTGATTGGTATCAGCAAAAGAAATAACATGCTGACTAATAATGAAATTGAATATGACTTTCCTCTTTTACAGGATACAGCTGCAAATCCAATAAGAGGAACTAATTGAATCATCCAAAAGATAATAATCAATAGGGGTGGTATAAAAGAAGGACCTAAAGGTATATCAAAAATTGGAAATTGATTTAAATTCATTTCAAAGTCTGTAGGAAAATAAAAAAGTAATAATATATTACCAATCAAAGCAAATAGCGTAACACTTTGCATTATAATTTGAATTCTTTTAAGATTCTTATAATAGTGTTCACTCTGAATCATGATATAAACAAACTGATTATATGAGAAAATTCCAAAACTAACTACAATCGCATATAGATTTGAAATTGAAAAAATTTTTGGCGCATGAAGATAGTAACCAATACCTACTTCACCAAATGTATACAAAGATGCAGTACAAACTGTGATTGTGAAAAGCCAAAAATTATATTGACGGAAGTTGATCAGAAGTGTGATGAGAAAATAAAGAGCAAAGGTCCAAGCAAAAACAACAAAGATTGATTTTGAACCTATCGTGAAGAGAATATCTTTTTCAAGTGTGTCCCATTCTGTTAGATATATTTGTTCATATGGTCTTGTATTTCCATACCAACGATTAAAAGGATCTGCTTTTATCCAGCTATAAATCGTGACAGAGGAGCCAGGAGAAATTCGTATACGAATGTTATCATATGAATCTAAACCGGTTAGAGAATCGAGAATTGAAAACTCATTATGTATATAAGTATGCTTCTCAACTTGATCCCTTACTTCAGCATAAACATATGCTTCTTCTAGATTTTCATGACTAAGGCCAAAGTATGTAAAGTTTGTTGTATTATGAACTGTTAACTTGATCCAAAATCCACGAATATATGATTGTTCTTTTGTTAGGTTATCTGTCCATTTCGCTTTTTCTAGATCAGCATGAGACCTATTTTTACCATTCCAGAAACGGTTTGATGTTTCAAGATAAGAAACATAAGTTGATAGGTCAATTTTAGATTTTTCTTTTGATTGAATAATGTATGTTTCTTTTGTGTATGCTAGAGTAGCGATCAATAACATACACAAAAAAAGAAATAATGATTTCATTCTTCTATAGTAGCTGCTTTTGATTTTGCTGCTTGGTTATCTTTACGAACTATTTCAAGTTGTTCTATAATAGATGAGATACAATGTTCTGGTGAAATCACACCCATAAATTCAACACCAAAAACATTTGTTCCCTCTTCTTGTGATTTAAATTTGCGAACCACACGGCAAGAAATATCATGACAGGGATGATGTTTAATTTTTATTTCATCTGTTTTAGTATCAATTTCTTCGTCTGTTTGATAAAAATGTAATGATGTGGATGATTGAAGATTTAAATTTTTAGTTGTCATAAATCGACAACCAGCATAACTCAAATCAACAACACGAACTAATTCTGAGATATGAGATGCTGTCAATCGAGCAGGAAGTAAAACACGATAACGGTCTTGTTTTCTTTGATTGTGCGTTGTTTTCATTTTTTTGAATTTAGGTCAATAAGTTCTTGAATACCATGTTCATAAAAAACAGCGCCGCGGAAATCGACATTCACAACATAATTATCTCCTTTTCGATGAACATGAACAACACGGCCTGTAATTGGTGTACATGAAATAAAATCGTCACCTCGTTGTAAATAAAAGGTAATTTTTAGTAAACTTGAGGTGTTAACTAATTCGTGTGTAAAGATTTTTCCACCACCATGAGAAATATTCAAACATTTACCATAAAAGGGTTTTTTCTCTGGTGATTCATCGTCAATTGTGACAGGGGCAAGACAAGAAACTCTCGGTAAATTTTCTTGTCTTCGACGGTCATCTCCCTTATAATGTGGCGTATCAATAAATTTTACGGTAGGATTATGGTCTTTCATAGTTTATTTTTGTTATAATATTTTCATTCAAATGATATCACATCTTTACAGATAGATGAATTTCATTTCTTCTTAGGAACGGAATTGTCCACTGTGGATCATATCTTGCAATACGAACTGAACCTTCAATGACTAATCCTTTTTCATTTGCCCATGCGAGGAGTCCGCTTCCTAAGTCTTCAACTTTTTCCTTTGAAACAAAATTTGAAAATCTTCTTGTGATTACAAGTTCACCCTCTTTTTCTCGCAAACGAACAGCTGCACTTTTTGGAATTGGAGCATTATTCAAAGTATATTTTGCGGGAAGACTGAATGACATGGTCCATTTTTGTTGAATTTCTATATCAAATTCAACCATTTCATCTGGTGTGATCATACTGACAACATCAGCCGGACCACGAACAACAATCTGATCATTCAGGTCAAGAAGAACAGGACCTGTCATCTGAATTGATTCATTCGCATCAAGCATTACCGGTCCTGTCATATCAATTTCTTCATTTGACTTAAATACTTCACCTTCTTTCATTCTTGCTCGACGATGAGGTGAATTTCTTGCTATGTTCTCACCAAAAATGTAATCGGCTAAAATACGAAATCCTCTTCGTTGTGCCTCATCAATATCATCATCATAAATTGTGACTTCAGCAACAGTATATGGTTCATATTTTCGTAGCTCATAAGGCTGTTCATCAATCATCACTTCATATTTTGGTTGTTCATAAGTTTGAACGCCAAAAATCGAACACCCTTGAATAACAAAGGCTGCTATAAGTAGGTATAGGTATTTCATTTGTATCCTATTCGGGTAAAACCGGAACTATAATTTCAACAGGAGTGCTGAAATAATCATCCGATGTATTGCTAATTTGATTTTTCTGATTATTTCCGATACCGTAGTATCGGGCATCATCTTCATTACCTGTTCGAATAAGGACCGTATACCAGTTACCTGATACATCATTTACATTTTCTAAGCCTTCAACTTTAGTTGGTGTTGAAGTGTGGCCATTGATTGTTCCGTGGCCAAGAACACCATATGTATCATTACCCCAACTGTAAAGTTCACCATTTGCGGTGATTGCAAATGTCGAATAGAAAGTGGACCAAATGAACTTCGCACGAAAGTTAGGAATTTCTTGTGGTATATGTGTGAATTCAGGCACAACATCTGTTGACACACCCAAAGCACCATTGACATTTCTTCCCCAACATTTTACTTTTCCTTGTTTTGTTAACGCACA